TGTACACACAGCGCTTGGCTCGTGCCACCTGTTTGCAGCTGTATATAAATATCCTCCCACAATTAATTCCCACGCGCCGTTATAATAATCATATCCCTTGATTACAATGTTCAGCATTGAATCGTTTGCACCATTAGGCAATGTTATTTTTACCGCGCCATATGTATAACCGACATCAATATGCCTTGCCGTAAGGTTTCTCATGATTCTTATATCGTCAATATCCTGTGTGAAAGGAACGAGCTTCGCAAATTCTGCGCTGTGCGCCGCGGGGTCGGTGTTATGGGCGGCAAGAGCCGCGAACACCTGCCCGGAAGTGATAAAGTTTGTGCTGCCGTCCAGCGGAGCCTCTGCGTTTATGAGGCGCAAAACTATGGCGCGGGTTATTAGGCTGTCGAGCACAGCGAGCTCATCAGCCGTATACGGTCGGTTGTTCATGCCGTAGGCGAATACCCACACCGAGCCGTCGAACTCAAGACGCGTAACGCCGTTAGTCCACGGCATGGGAGCTGCTTCATCGCCGTTGATGATTGCGTAGTCATGCTCTGTCGGCGTCCACAGCTGCCCGCGATGCCACAGCGCGCCCGTGAGCGCCGCGCTGTTGAACGCTGCCCTCGACGGGAACGGGTCGCCGGCAGCCGTATAGCTCACACGGTGCGCCGCCGACTGCGTGACGCTTGAGTTGAGCGTGTTGCGGTCGATGAGTTGGTTAAGCCCGTCGGCGGTAAGAGGGATTATGCTTTTAAGCCAGTCAACAAAACCCACGACTGTCGCGCCGTCACCGAAAAAGAATTTGTGGTCGGCGGTGAAGCGGTCAGCGAGTTCTGCTAATTCTGCAGAATCACCGCCGCCTGCTTTTTTAAGTGCTAAAGCAAGTGTAACAATATCCATGCCGCCCTCCTATAACTTTTCCCATTTTCCGTTATCAGAATCGTAAATAAAAACATTCCCGGTATCAATCTCAAGCAGCTCGCTCCCAAATCCCAAATCGGAATACTCTGCAAGCGTTGGCTTCGGGTATGCAGACAATCCCCTAAAATGATAAAATGCGTTTACCCCCGGTCTGTACTCTATTACTCTGTAACTTCCATTCATAAAATGTAATTCCTTTCGTTATTAATTTTTAATTCTCATTTGTTTATAACTATTTTAATACTTCTAAAATACCAATATTTAATTTGCCATACGGAAAAAAAATAATTCTTCCGTCTGAAAGCAATACACCCCCAGAAAATGCACTTCCGCTCTCATGAGGACCGCCGTTTGTATAGGTGTTTGTGGCAGGGTTATATATCCCAACATTATTACTGCGATACGGAACAAAAACAACTCTTCCGTCAGGGAGTAATACACCGCCCATAAATGCAGATACTCCCCTACCATGAGTCGGTCCGTTTGTATAGGTGTTGTTTATAGGGTCGTATATCCCAATATTAGTGCTGCCATACGGAACAAAAATAACTCTTCCGTCAGGGAGTAATACACCACCCCAAAATGCACCTGCTCCTCTGCCATGAGTCGGTCCGTTTGTATAGGTGTTGTTTATAGGGTCGTATATCCCTACATTAGGGCTACCATTCGGAACAAATATAACTCTTCCGTCAGGGAGTAATACACCCTCAGAAAATGCAGTTGTTCCTCTACCATGAGCAGCTCCGTTTGTATAGGTGTTTGTGACAGAGTTATATATCCCAACATTGGTGCTGCCATACGGAACAAAAATAACTCTTCTGTCTGGGAGTAATACACCACCAGTAAATGCATCGAATCCTCTATCCTGAGTCGGTCCGTTTGTGTAGGTGTCTGTGGCAGGATTATATATTCCAATAACGGAGCTAAGCGGAACAAAAATAACTCTTCCGTCAGGGAGTAATACACCACCCCTAAATGCATTTACTCCTCTACCATGAGCAGCTCCGTTCGTAAAGGTGTCTGTGGCAGGGTTATATATTCCAACATTAGCGCCGCTAAGCGGAATAAGTATAATTCTTCCGTTAGGGAGTAATACACCACCCCAAAATAAACCCGAGAATTCACCAACAAAAGCGCCTTTATTAAATTTAATTAAAATATTTTTATAATACGATGTTGTGATTGCAAACAATCCATTAAACGGATTGTTTGTATTTGGATTATTAATTGTAGATGCCGGGTTATATATTACAATCATAGATTTATTTGGTATATTATTATAAACTTCATCTGTAATCATTGAGATATTTGGAAACCCAAATGCCGAATATCCACTTCCGCCGCCATCACCTGTGCCGGAACCTTCGTTCCAGTTGAACGGCGTACTAACCGAAGGTTTGCTGTTTCTGTTTGCCGACTGCCGTTCACTGAGAGCCTCGCTGATGAGCGTTTCCTTAAATCCCGCACTTGCGTTAAAATTATATTTTAACGACGTTATAACGATGTTTAAAGGCTTATCATTATCAGAATTTAAGGGAATCACCGAATACATATCACCGCACTGAAAATAACCGAATCCCTGCTTTTCAATCATGCAATTGTGATATGTCATGCCGCCGATTTTATTCCAGACATACTCAGCGATTTGGATTGTCACAAGCGGATTGTCGCAGTGGATAACGCCCGGTCGCTCCTCGCTGTACTCCTGTTCATCGCCATCGATGAAAATAATGTCCCCGCCGCGGTGAAAGGCTACTCCGTTCACTTTAAACGGTGATTTTGAGTTGATGTCCATATCAATCATGTTTGCTTTTAATATCTCGGTGTTTGTGTTTTCAAACCTTTTAATATTAAATTTGCCGGTGTTGTCGATGATACAGTTTCCCGCATGGGATGCAGCGATAAATCTTAGTATTTCACGACAGGTATAATCCTCGGGTTTTTCATTGACGATGAAATTCTCACAGGTAAATGCATTTGTTATTCTCATGACACTGCAGACATAATTTAACATCTGCTGCATCGAAGCCGGAAATGTAAGTGCGCTTATGCTTGTACCCCGACCTTCCCATGTACAGGGTACATCCGTGTCGTAAAGCGCGTCATACGCGGTTATTGTAAGCGTGCTTCTTTTATGAGGTGTATTCTTACCCTCATAAACGCCAAGCGACAGCCATTCGCTGTCTGTCGTTCCTAAAAACCTAACCTGCGGAGTAAAGAAAAAATCCTCACCCCACTCGAAAGTTGAATTCATTGAAAACGTCAGCCGCGATGAAACAGCGTTACCGATTCCGACACCGCCCTCGCTGCCCGTCTGTTCGATTTCAATGTCGGTTATTTCGCGGGCTTGTATAAACATCAATGCATTATTATTTAAAAGGATTCTGAAATCTATGTCGCGGGTCGCGGCGCAGCTGAGCGTCTTAAAGTTATTAGAAACATTTATCATTTTTAAATTAAGTCCTTTCTTAAATAACAAGAAATGCAAATGACGTTTTCCCAGATACAGCAATACTTATTTTCAGCCTTTACATTTCCTCAAGTGTCAGCGATATTCCGCTGAAATGACTTTGCCCGTTCTTAGTGTAAATTATCGGGGAGGGAATATCGCCGTCAAGCCGGAAAAGCTTATAATGTGTCTCGCCGCCGAAATCAAAGCGCACCGGAAATTGAACCTGCTCAAGCTGTATGATTAAGTTATACCATACCGTGTCTTTGATGAACGGTATTTCGACGATGATGGAAAACTTATGCCCGCCGATTCTGTCTACAAGCGTATTACCGTTAAGTGCAATATCCACGGTCTGGCTTCGGTGAGTTTTGTTAATCTGAGGCGGACGGCAAAAGTTAACAATGCTGATTCCGTTAATTTCAAGCGTCATATATTTACCTTATAAGCGGTGATTTACCGTCCCTTTCCGTCATTTCATTTATATCGTCAACAGCAACCCTGCCTATTAAAAGATTGCGAGCCGTCAAGTTTATATTAATCGGCTGCTTCGGCGAGGGCGATTCCTTTAAATCATTGATTGCACTGACCACATCCCGTAAAGTCGCTTCCTTTGTTGTACTCACTCTCGCCGTTGGCACGCTTACGTTTCCGGCGTTATCCGCAAGGGTTTCAAGCCCTGTTACGAGCTTACCGGTTGTGCTTCTGCCCACCATCGAAGCACCGAGTCCTTTCTCAAGCTTTGCGTTCGCGGTTTTAACGTCGTCCCAAATTGTCGGCACATAACTTGTGATAGAGATAATATTACCGCCGGAAGGTTTCTGCAGTCGTTCTGTGGGTTCTTTTACAACCGACTGACGCGGAGCTGCCGCTGAAGAAGGGCGCCTGCCGTAATTGCCGGAAACAACACTGTCAATACTGTTTGTTATTCCGCTGACTGCGGCGTTCTGCAGTTCCAGCACTTTAATCTGCTCGTCTATATCCCGAATCTGAGAGGTGAGCTCGCTCATGTTATGAAGATTGACCTTGCCGGAAAGCCGGTCTCTCAGATTCTGTAGTTCTGACATTTGTGTAGCGTAACCCGCCTGCTGCGATTCAAGTTTTGCCAGCGCCAAATCGCGGTACGCCGCAGCGTTGATTCTGACCGCTCCGGTTTCTGTATCAATGGCGAGAACTGAGGCATAACCTGCGTCAATGAGTGCGAGCATCGTATCAATAGAAATGCTTTTATGTTCGTTCATTTCCGCAAATGCGGACGACAGCAGATTTGCTTCCCTATGTACGGCTCGCAGCGCATCCGCGCTATAGATTGATTCTCTTATAAAATCACGGTACTCGCTCGTGGTTGCCCGGAGCTGTTTTTCTAAACCGTGCTTTTCATGCGTAAGGTCGTTTACAAGCGCTGCTGCGTTCTTATATTCCTCGTTCAGCTCTGCCTGCCGGGCGATTGCCTCGGCGGTACCGCCGCCGTATTTTATCTGCATATCAAGATTATGCAGCTCGCGTTCATAATCGCGGACAACGCGCTGAGCGGCAGCGAGTGACGTTCTGTTTCTGTCCGTTTCGGCATTTAAGAATCTAAGCTGTTCGCGGACATTGCCGGCTGCGCCGGAGTATCCGGCGAGGGCGTTAGAGGCATTGTTTGTAACATCTATGCCCGCTTCCATTTCGCCGTTTGCAATGCGTTCTATGTCTGCTAATTCGCGAGTGGAGCTAATATAGTTTTGTGTTACATCGTCAGCTTTTTCAATTGCCGTTATTACGTCTTCATATAATCTTGAATTAAATTCATTATTTTCTGACAGCACTCGTCTGACTGCTCTAAGAGCCTCAGCTTGTTCTTCTGCGGTTCCGGTAATTAAATATCTGCTAACCATATTAACATGGTTAATGCGTATTAATATATTTTCATATTCTTCTGCTAAGATTATTAATGCATCGCGGGTAGTTCCTTTAATATCATCCAAAAAAGGTCCTTGATTCAGTTTTAATTTTGTTATATCAAAATTATAAAAAGAATCTTTCGTAGCACCGGCACGGTCTTGAGCATCCGCTTGAGCAAAATCAAACCGAATCCCTGCAATTTTTTGAAGCAATTCAAGGTTCTCTTGATATTTTCCGTTTACCAAGTCAAGCCGTTCTGCTTCTGTTAAATATTTGCTGTTAAGCGTGTCTTGAATTTCTGTAAGCCGTCTTTTTTCATCGGCTGTGGGGTTTACAACTCTGCCGAGCCGTTCATACTCGCCTGTTAGTTTTGAAACTTCATCATACTCACGCCTTGTTGCCTCCGCAGACCTTGAGAGCGACTGCACAGCAGCTTCAAGCCGCTTACTTGCTTCCTCTTTCTCGGTATTGAATTTTTTGATAATTGTAACTACTCCGCCGAGCGCGGCAGCGAAAATCCCTATCGGTCCCGCTATCCCGATTATCGCCCTTGAGAATGTAGTTACAGATAGGTTTCCGGTTCTTATTGCGTTAATGAATCCGGTCATGTCGGTCGTGGCGCCTCTGGTTGCTGTTCTGGTTTTATTTGTGCTGTCTGCCACATTCTTAAAGCCCGTCGCTTGTTTTGCGAGCTCGCGCTCAGTATTTTTAATATTCTGCTTTAATGCGGACTGCTCAGTATTAAATTCAGCCAAACCGAATTTCGCTTCATCAATGCGGTTATTTAATTTTTCAATTTCCGCTTCTTTTTTATAATAATCGGGAAAAGAATTGTCAATCATTTCAAAGATTGAAACCAATCCCGCTTTTTCTTTTTCCAGTACCTTTATTTCATCACTGACGCTTTTAATATGTTCCTTATTATCATTGTACTCTTTATTTAGAGAAGAAAGCTTGTTTTTTATATCGTCGGTGCTTTTAATAATCGTCTTGTTTCCGTCGGTAACGGTTTTAACTTTTTCATCGGTTGTCTGTTTCGCGCTGTCGGCGACCTCCCTGTCGTTTTTCTTCTGCTTTTCCGCGACTTCATTGGAGCTGCCGCCGACAATCTGTTCTGCTTTTTTAACGTCATTTTCCAAGCCGGAATAATCCGCCTCGAATTCGTATACCACTCTTCCGTCAGCCATAATTTCATTAAGCCCTTTCTTCACTGACGGGAGAATGAAAACATCGGTTTCCCCGATTCAGTTAATTTTAATTTATAAGCTTTTACGGTGTCGATGCCAGCTCCGCTTTTTATTTTGACCGCTGCTCCATTACTGCGAATAATTTAGCCCAGCCGGAAGCAACATTTTTCTCTTTTTCTTGCTGTGATATATTGAGCTCATAATATCTTTTCTGCTCAAGCAGGTACTCTATTTCTTTATGATTATTCTGTGTAGGCGCGGGAATTTCGGCGGCACGAATCTGCATGATTTTCTTAATTATGCTTTTCTCGGAAAGTCCATCGAATAACGCCCGGAACTTCCACCAGTGGAGCCTGTCATGCTGCTCAAGTAAATCAATACCGTAATCTGACATGAACGATGCATAAATATATCCGCTGTCCTGTGAGAAGTCGACGATTTTAATGCTGTTGTTTTCAACGCGTCTTGGGGACACCACATACTTTTGAATAAGTAAGTTTACGAACTCCGCTTTTTCATCCGGAGTGAGCAGAGTTTCTTCGCAATCGGTAAACCATTCAAAGCCGATTATATATTTATCAGCATCACTTAATAAACCGTCATTATTGAATAAATCATAAAACATTAAAACCCTGTTAAAATATAGTTTTAACGGATATATAACGCCTTTATATTCCGTGCTTTCCGGCAATGGTTTTGAAATGTCATATATTTTCCCGGTCATAATATTTTCATTAAATCCTTTCTTCATCAAAGAAAAATAAAATGTTTAGTTTTCCCATTTTGTGCCGGTTATTTTAAAAACTTTTATACCCGCTTAAACTGCGTTTTAAGTTCTTCCTTTACAGCCTTTTTATAATTCCGCACCGCAGGGATTATCCGTTTTCTTACAAGCGGCGCGAGAGCCCCTGCCATATCGAAGTAGCGGTTCTCATAAAACGCAAACAGTTTTCCTGTGTTTTCCTCACCGAATATGAGCTCAAGCAATAACCGGAACGCATCAGCATAAACCTCCACCGCTTTGTTAAAATCATCAGTGTTTTTTCTTTTCTGTGCTTTTTTAATTTCCCGCTCGGATTCAATCAACGCCTTTACCCGAGCATCAAACACGGAGGCGATATCAGCAATATTAACATCAACTTTAATAATATCTTCAACCGCGCCGTCCTCGCCGACAAGCTCGAATGTTTTAACGACGCGGTGTGATAATGAATTAGTTCCCATAACAAGTTTCCTTTCCTGCTTTTATTAACCGGAAGCCGCCGGTACCATTTTGGGTTTACCGTTGAATGAAATTGTAACGCTGATTGCGTTGGGAGCCTGCGCTTGACCGCCGCTAATATTAATCGCGGTAAGTGTTACAGGGCACGTTATAACGGTACCTACGCGCTCAAGTCTGATTAGTGATTTTCTTCCCGCACCGAGCTCGAACTCCTTTGAGGCGAGATATTGGCACGCGGGGTCAGTCGGTTTAAAATGACCCGACAGTGTTACCGCAGGTGCGAAGCCTACGACCTCGTGCGATGAAAATCCCTCGTCTGCAAGATATGACGTTGTCAGAACATTTTCGTTAATTGCAACTCCTATATTCTCAAACGTTTTTGTCATATCAACATAATCGGGAGTTCCGACGCCGCCTTTTGAGTCAATTTCTACTGCAACCTCATGATTCATTTCAATATTCATGATATTAATCCTTTCTAAAATAAATTTTAATGTCTGCAATCATTGAGTAAATCCAATAATCGCCCTCTTTTCCGACAAGCGCGGTTTCTGTTTTAATGTCAGCTGTCAGTATTTGTACATCAACAGAGAAATGTACTGCAGAAAATTTTGTTGTGCTAAGTAAATTACCGATTAAGAGAAGTTTATCATAAGCGGTTTGCTGCTCTTTAAACTTCGACAGAAAGAGAAGCGGGATTGTACGGAATTGTGACTGCTTGTCAAGTGACGGTGTGCCGCTCTGCCCCGGCATTATTTCAACCGAAATGCCGCCGTTTTCGGGCAGCGCGTCGATGCTCAATGAAAAGCCGAATTTTGTTTTAATAAACGCTATAATTGAATTTATCGCTAATGTCTGCGGCTGCATATTTTCACCAAGTCCTTTCTTCACAAATGCTGTTTAAAGCAGTAACTTCCCCGATTTCGTACCGTTTTATCTCAAACCTTTAGCTCCTGCCTTTCTCCATGTTTAATTTGAAAACTTGCTGCAACACTTCTTTCCAGCGTTTACCGTATTGATTCTCGGCGTAATGAGCCCAGAGTTTACGAGCTTTCGAGTTTCTGCCTTTTGATAAATTAAGCTCTTTTATGGGTTTTTTTATTACTTTTGTTTCACCTTTTTTAGCCCATGCAGAGCCGGTTGATGGTGAAATCATAAGCAATCCGTAATACAGATAACGCGCCTGCGGTGATTCCCATACAAGCTGCGCCTTACCGGGCTCGCGGTTTATTATTACCTTCGATTTTAAATTTCCGGTTTCACCGTGCGGAACAAACTCCGATGCATCTTCCATCGCCGTTTCAACCATCGCGTATAACCCCGCATCCGCCGCCGCTTTAATGCGCTCGACTGTGGCGGCTGCGTTAAGATTAAGTTTTATCTTCATAACGCGAGTCCTATTTCCAAGTGGTGGAGTTTGCTTGCGTCATAAAGTTCTTTTATAAACGCGATATTGTACGCATTGCCGTGGAATTCGATTTTATTACTCTCAGAAAACTTGAAAGCTGGGGAGCTGTTGACGCAGTCATAAAACATCAGCCCGGAAAGCTTAACCTGCCTGTTCTGCTTGTCAATGACAAGCTCCGAGCGCGGTTCAATCCTCACGAATGATATATCCGTCCGGGTTCCGGATGTTTCGTTTCCCCATGTGCCCTTGAAAATGTCCGAAACAACCGTCACCGTGTGAATGAGGAGCTTACGAGGAATCGGTTTCATTTTTTCACCATGTCCTTTCTGCTGTTTTATTTTTAAACATAAATCACCTCACACCTGCGCCGCGATACATAAGTCCGGCCTGTTCAAGGTACATCTCAGCCTGCCGGCATAAAAGCGGACGAGATTTCCCTGCGTTATTGGTTTTAGAGAAACTGAAGCTTCCCAGCGATATCGAGTTCGTATCGTCGGAAAAATAATCGAGCCCGCCGTTTGCGTTGATAAACTCAACCTGCGCCGAAACAGCCTTTTCAACAAGCGATTTAACCGTGGGATGCAAATCGGCTATACCGCCGATTTGCCATCCTGTTGCAGCGTTTACAATGTCTTTGGCGTGCTCATATATCGCGCTATTCATTTTTATCTTTTGGGTCTGCAGGCGGTGTATCACCGTCTGCAGGCTTTGCAGCCGGGGGATTGCTTCCCGCATTTTTGGGTTGTTTATTACCGGTATTTTTGGGAGGTTTTTTTCCTGTGTCTTTGGGCGGGGTTTTTATTGGAACCTTTAAGGCTTCGATTTTATCCGTTTGAATTAATCCGATTCTTTTCATATTTTCATTAAATCCTTTCTTCATGAGCGGGAAATAAAAGCAACGTTTTCCCGATTAAATTATTTTTGTTTTAAACATATTAACCTTATGCCGTTACCGCAGTCGTGTCGCGGTTAAGATAAATGCCTTTAACTTTGTTATCAAGGACTTCTGCCATACCGTAAGAACGGTAGAAGAACATCCAGCCGTCTGAAGTCTGATTCAATTCAGGCGTTATGATTTTGTTTACGCCATGCTTTGTATACTGCATAACCGAAGGCTTATGAACCACCATAAAGTTGATTTTGAACCCGCCGACCGCTGGTTTGAAACCGCCGATTTCCTCGCCTGCCGTCTTACCGTCAAACAAATCAATTGCGGTGTAGAATCTCGACTGAGGTACCTTGACTATTTGTTTGAAGCTGTCAAGTACCGCTTTTTTCCCGGCGTCATTGAGAGTTACGTTTGTCGCGAGCTCCAGCAGTGTAGGCGTGATGAACAGATAACGGTCTTCTTCCGGAACCTCCGCTTCATCGAGTGCGAGGCGTGCGGTAGAAATCGCGGACAATACCTCCACGCCGAGTGTGTACGCTCCGATTGCTGTCTGTATTCCTAAAATTCCGGAATACTTCGCAAATCTGTAAGCATCAAGCTCCGGCGTCGCTTTGGTTCTTACAAACTCTCCGCTGAGCTTGCCGAATGCCAGCCCTGCCGTTTCCTCATTGTCCATCGCGTCGACCGTGAACCTGCGCCCGCGGTCATAATCACATTTCTTCGTCTGCATTTCAAGCGAGACGTTGCCGTCGGTGTATCCGCCCGAGCGACTGTAATCGCCCATACCGTCCATTTCCATCTTAGGAATTAAGATTTCTCCGGCGTTCGCGCCGGCTTGAATAAGCGAGGTATCGCCGTCGAGTACCGAAGCGCACGACGCGACTTTGTACACTTCGTCGAGCCTATCTGTGTACTTTTTAAAAGTTGTGATATTATTTTCTCCCATTGTTAAATTCTCCTTTAATTATTTTTTGGCGGCAGCCCCATAACTGCGCGTACCTTTGCGTCGTCTTCTTGTGTGTCGCCGGTGGTTCTTGTGCCGGTTGTAATCGGCGGTGTTTCTCTGAACTGAGGATAGGCTGTTAAAACCTCGTTTACCGCCTGTTTAAAAGGCATTTTGTCGCTCTGCCTTGTTTTTGCGAGCGCAATTACATCCGCAACTGCATCCGCTTTCACTCCCATACCGAGAACCTCGGCTCTCGCTTCTGCTGCGTCGGCTCGTTCATTCGCAGCCTTGAGCTCCGCATTTAAATCGGGCGGCAGCGGTTCTTGTTTTGACGGCGCCTGAGAGTTGCCGGCGACAGTTACATCTTCTGCGGGTTTAGGCTCCTGCTTTGGTTCCTCCTGCTCCGGTGGTTCCGCTGCCGGGGCAGGCTCTTTTTCTGCCGGTTCATCTGTAGGAACATCTTGCTTCAAATCTTTGTTTTCTTCCATTGTAAAATATCCTTTCGTTTAATTTTTGCAATATTAAAAACAGCCCTTTAAAAGGCTGTTTTATTTTAGTTTTAATTGTATTTTAACGCACAAACAACTTATCAATGTCAATATCTAATCCGAAGTTTTCAACTCCGAGGGGAGTAAGGTATATTTTCAGTTTAGAAAGTATTTCGTTATACGCCAGCATTTTGCCGTCGTTAAAGGTTCCCTCAGGCTCTTGCTTTAAAATATTAACCTCTTCGAGCAGCTCTGAAACAATCTGCTTTATCGTTTCAATATTCATTTTTAACGCCCCTTTCGTTTAGTATACCTGCGGCAATTTCCAACTGTTCCCGATTACACAGCAGGTCTTTTTCCCACTTGCGGACAATACCCCTGCGGTATTCAACGCTCTTATTTTCCCAGTCTGATATGTACAGTGCCGGATTATTAATCTTTGCTATATGTTCATCGACATTGCGCTGAAAGCTATTCAGCGATTTTATCAGTTGTTCATCTGACTGATTGATTAAAGTGTTATATGTACCGTAATGTTTGCCGCCTCCTTTGGCTTGGGTAAAATTTTTATTTGCTTCTTCACCGCCCGCCTTGATTATATCATTCCCGCGGCTCTTTGTCAACATCCTGCGCCATGCTGCGAGCTCTGCAGCCGCCTGCTGTGCCTTTTTTGTATAAATGTCGGCGTACTCCTTATCGCCGGCAGCTTCAAACATATCAGAGAGGATTTCATTTTCGCGTACTGTCCATTTACGCTCGCGTTCCTCAATCGCCTGTCTGAGCTCCTCGTTATCTTCATCGGTATTTATCGGTGCCGCAGGGAAAAATGCTTTTTCACGTACAGGAAAGCCAAAGTGTCCGCAGTTTATTCCGAAAAGTCCTGCAGGCTCACCATAGGTCGTGGAGCTCAGCGGGATATATTCATGCAGCTTGCCGTTAATATCCTCAATAAATCCACTGCGGTTGCTTATGCTTACAAGTTTACCTTGAAATGGCGCGCATAGCGCACGGGCGTTATTGTGGCTTGAAATACGCATTACGTCGAGCCCGTGTTCGCGCATATAGTTGAACTGCGTTTCCCGTGCCACGTTGTTTACCGTGGTTCGGATTACCATCGAAACATATGCCTGCGGCGACCACTCTCGTCCGGACTTGTCAATAAATGCCGGAATCCCTTTTTCCTTAAGCTGCAGAATCGCCTGCCGTACAGCTTCCTGTTTTGTTGCAGTCCCGGTAATAACCGAGCCGGTGTTGGCGTTAATTATGTTTAAATAATCCTGCCTGTTTGCGAGCTCCGCCTGCTCTCTGCGTTCCTCGCGGCTCCACTTTTCCCAGACGTCATTTACTGCGTCAACATAGGAACTGTCCGCTTTAAACTGCATGACGGTGTTTACTTGGTTAAGCTTATCGCGCGCATGGCTTTCATAATTTTGCAAGGCTTGAAGCATATTCGCCGATATAGGTGTCTGCGAATTGCCGGCAATTATATCCTGCATGAGCCCGTGCTTTTCGTCTGCGGAAATATCGAGCCAGTCAAGCGTGCTTTCAGCAGATTTTAAGAGTGTATCCGTTAGCAGCTCCGGAGCCACGCCAATTGAATCCGTGATTATTTCTATGGTTTCACGTGACAACGCGCCCAGCTGCGCAAGTTTTCTTATCCGCCATTCGGTACTGCTGTTTATACCGAGTCCCGAGCCGAGCTGTTCCGCGATTTTAACCATCAAGTCGCGTTCCATTTCGATGTATGTGTTAATCAGCGGTTCTGATAACCTAAGTGTTTCAATTCTATTCATATTTTCATTAAGTCCTCTCTTAACCAGCGGGAAATTAAATGTTTCGTTTTCCCCGATTTTGCGTCGGTTATTTAAAACTTAATTTTAATCCGGCATCTTTAGCGAGTCGAATACAGCGAGCTCTTCATTCGTGATTTCCTGTGCTTTTATTTTTGCTGTTTCCTCGTCATAACCGAATATTTTAATTATGGCGTCAACCCTTGAAAGAAGCTTTGCAGCTCTTAGTTTAATCGCATTTTCAATGTCGGCGTTCTTATCGGTGATTATGCTGTCGTCGAATTTTATGTTGATACTGTATTCACCGTTTGAAACAAGATTTTGCTTAACGCTGAGCTCGACAATAGCGGTAATTAACCCCTCAATTGCCTCGCGGATTAGATTCTGATGCCCTGCCACCGTGCGGTATGACTGGCTGTTCTGGCTTATAACCTCGGTTGCCGTCCTCACACCCTGCACCGCATCGAACGAAAGCGTTCCCGCTGAAAGTCCGGTCTGTGCACACAGTAAATCAAGAAGGGTATTAATGGCTTTTACGTGCTCGTCAATACGCAGGGCAACAGAATTATCGGTTATTTTCAAATTCTCAGCATCGTCGGTTCTAAACGCCTGATAAACCTCATCGGATGTGTCAAACCATCGCCGCGCTTTTCCCGTGTCAGCGTCAAACTCCTTTTGAATTGCCGATGTAGGAACGATAATCCGCTTCTTACCCAAGACAAACTCACGCATGAAACTATCAAAAACAACGTCCAATGCCTTTAACGTATCAATTGCATTTGCGAAAACGGAAATGCCGAGCGGTGTATCAAAGTCAATGTTATTTGCTGCGTGGGGTTTAAAATATATGAACGTCGGAGCTGACAGCCCTGTTATTTCAACCCGCTCCTCCAAATCGGGATAAAGTTCTGACAACCTGCACTTAACCGGAGATTCCGCGCCGGTATTCATGCGGTACAGATGATTTTCAATAACCTCAACACCGTTATCGAAACTATGCCACTCATGTAAACTGTAGCTTTTTCCGTTCTTTGTAACTGATGAAACGAATATGCCCGCCGTGATTCTGACATCGTCCCATGAGGTGGGAATAAACCTTGTTGCCGGCACAAAGTCAAGCCTTACTTTTCCCTTATCCAGATAGGCTTTGACCGCCGCACCGCCAAGTGCGTAGAATCGCTCCAGCAGTTCCGGAAACGCTTTCCAGAATCCGCCGTTCTGTAAAACATTCTCAACGTGCTCCTGTAATTTATCATCAGATATTGAAATATCCACCTGCGCTGAAAATGTTAATTTCAACAGCTCATTGCACACAAGCTTTGCGGCGTTCATTTGATTTATTCGCCGCGTTCCGCCGTTTATGCCTCCGCGCGGAACAGTAGTCCAGTCGCCCTCGCCTTTATAAATCTTCTCCCACTTTTCGATGTTCTTATAATACTCGCCGAAAGAGGGTATATATTGAGATTTAAAAGCGGTTTTAACGTTTTTAAACGCTGACATTTTAGAAAACCACCCTTTCACAATTTCAATTATTTTCACCGTATACCCCCGCTTCAATTATGCTCGTTTGATATTTTTCCACCGCATATTCCATCGCGTCCAAGCTGTCAATATTTGTCGTGCCGTTGTCAAGACGTTCATCCGTTCCGGGTTTATTATTCCAAACAGCGGATTTTAACGCCTCTATCAGATTTACGCATTTTTTATTTACATAAAAACGATGCGCACCTTGAAGTCTTATGAAAAATTTTATACGGTCATTAGTTTTACCTTTGCGGGCATTATGAATATTTACGCCGAGCTTTGCACTTTGTGCGGCTTGCCGCAGCCCTTTAATTAACAGCTGCTCTGCGCTGTCGCAATATACATCAGCGATTCTGTACCGCTGCTTACACTGCCGGACAAACTCAACAAAGTCGTTTTCGAGTACTTTCGGCGAGCTCACAGCCGCGCCTTTTTTATAATACTCATCAAGCACCACAACTTTTTTAAGCCCGCGAGTATATCCTACACACTTAAAGGCGTGAGCGGAATTATTACCGCCGAAATCAATGCCAATGGTTGCGAAAATAATCTTTTCCGGGTCGAAATCATCAACGATAAACTCGTCTTTGTTTTCGGTGAAGTAACGATAAATTGCACCCTCTGCGGCAACCCAGAGCCCGAGAATAAAACGTTCGTAATACATTCCGGTGTATTCTTTTTTTAGATTTTTAACGTATTCGGGGTCGAGGAACGTGTTGTCATCAATTAAAAACGACAGAACCAGCATATCAAGCTTATGCTTGTTGTCGATATATTGCTTTTTCAACCAGTGCGCGGGATTATCGGGATTTGTTGTTCCGATAAGCTTCGCGCCTTTTACCGAC